GGCCATCCCGCTGACCCCGTCGAAGGGTTGCGCGGGTATAATATGTCCGCTTTTTAGAAGATAGAAGTGATGTTTATAGGGTGCCGGCTCGCCCTGGACTGTATGGCGAAAGGAAAAAACGACCTAATTTTAAGAGATAGACTACAATTTACATTTGATGCAAATGGAGCAGTAGCGACATTATACGGACGAGTAGATTTGAGCGATTATGTTTCAATACCAAAAAGTGAAGGTTTGAAAATAAAAGAGATCCGATTTCAACTTCGTGACCCTGCTACCGCTAACACTGGCGTATTTAGAGCATTGTTAACCAATGTTTCAACTGCAACAGGAGTACCGCCAAGCTTGAAGATGTATTCCACCACAACAGCATATGAAACTGCCGTCGATGTCGGAGTGGGTTCACCGAATGTCATTAATTGCGTTGAGATTAGACAAGAACAAGATACTGACGCATTCTTGTATACTGATTACATTGAATACTCTACCCCAACTTTACACCCAGAAGGGTTTCCGGTGGTAACTGATATTCTAATTGGTGTTGCTGCAAGTGGTTGTGTATTACTTCAAAACGATACTGTTGAACTTGACATTATGGTTATTGCTGAACCTGTTAAACTAACCAAAGACGATATGGAAGCAATGCTAACCCAAGCGACCGACCTGTGAGGCGGTTAAATGGGATTTGCTAAAGATATTGTTAAGGACGTGGCAACCGGTGTTATGGTTGGTCTTATTATTGGGGATGAAGAAACGGTATTCCCAATTGATATGATTGCTATACCTGCTTTTCAAGCGCACATGCTAAGTGGTACTCCATCAATGCAAATTTACATTAAAGCCGGTGAAACATTAGTTCCAACAGGGGGTAACGTGGCGGACATGAAAGAAAATATGTCTGTTGATGATGTCAGTAAAGCACCAGCGGCTAAAAAGCGTAAACCATCAAAGTGGAATCGCTATGTTAAGAAGAAAGCTAATCATATTAAACTTAGATCGGGGAAATTAGATTTAAAGAAAATGGCTAAAGAATTCGCTAAAACTCAAAGTAAAAAAGCTGTAAAAAAAGCAATTAAAAGGAGGAGAAATTAATGGCTATACATGAAATTAGAGAATCAATTAGTATTCCTTCTATGACTAGTAATGATGGAAATATATTTGTCGAACGAGTTATTAATTTGCAAAGAGGTGTTAGACATACAATTAATTCTATCGATGTATATTTAGACAATCCTTATTTTGATTTTGATGGAGAATCGTGTTGCGTTCAAGTTGTGTTATCATCTCAACCAATTTTATTGACTAGCGAAGTGATCAGGGCGGCACCCGACAGTTGGCTTAATGACGTTCCTAATGCTGGCGTTGACACAATTTTGTATAAAGCAAGTTATAATTGGTTTGGTCGCGGTACTCCAGCTGTGCTATCGGGGGAATTTCCAAATAATTTCCTGGGCTCAATGCCTACATTTTCATGGTATACACCTAAAATATACATGTATGTAATACTACATTCAAAAGCTGGTGAAGATGTTACACTTAGTAATTTTAGAGTAAGCGCATACATTGCAGTTGATAGTAAAAAAGCGTCTTATATGTCCGTAATGTTAGGCACTATTCGTGAACGGTCGATTGCCCAGATTGCTAAGATTTCATCGCTTGGTCGTGTTATACCCCAAACCCGCATTACTGGACAAACCTTTCCAATGTATCTTTATGGGGGTGCAAGAACTCAATTCATGATGAGTGCTGATAGTCTAGCTGACTTTTACACACAATTGGCTCCGCTAGACAGTGAGAAAATGCTAACAACAGCACAACAACGAGATTTTATGAAGTCTGCTCGGACGATGGTTGCATACGACAATGCATTTGGTGAACAATCCGCTACCTTGGGTGGGGTTCCGGATTGGATTCGCTTGTTTGCGCTTGAAGGTGTTGTCTCCGGTGCTGTTCGTGATCAATGGCCACCACTCAAATATAATGATAATGGGAATGTGCGAATGCTATGAGTACAAAAGAACTATTGAAAAAAATACTTCTTGCCCTGCAGCGAATTGAGAAGGCGTTAAAAAATGATTGAAGCAATTGCCCCGATCGACCAAGAGCAGAACAATAAAATTGCTTGGTGTGAAAAATTACTTTACGCTTTAGTATTATTACAATTCCCACAAATCGCCACGTTACTTTAAGCAAAGTCAAACAAACTTGTTTGCTCTAATATCGCTGTGAGTAAAGCCATAGACAACGGGAGAGGTATTTCTGCCCGATAATTACTCCGAATAGGGGAATGTCGCTTATCTTTGCTAGCTTTTGTTGGTAATTTATTAGTTGGGCAATGTATTACTGGAAAAGTTCCCCACAAAACATAAGCACCAATAATTTGTTTAGGTTTGCCCAAGTATTTTTCAAAATATCTTGTAGCACCGACCACGTTTTCAATAATCCAATATTTAGGTTTGACAATTTTAATGATGTCTAATGTCGCCTCAAGTAAATGCATTGGCGGATCGTATTTGTCAAGGTTGCCATATTTGCGAACATACAATGACTTAGGTGCTGAAAATGCATTGCTAAAATAATAACAAGGTGGACTTGCCATTATTATGTCGGGGCGTTGAATTTCTAAACCACGTTGTTGACATTCAACCAAATAATCACGGACTTCTAAAACATCTTTGAGTTGAGTGTGAGCCACGTCCTGTAACAATGGATTATTTTCAATCCTAATAACTTCGCAACCATGTCGGACAAAAGCTTCACTCCAGCCACCAAGCCCAGAAAATAAATCTAAAACTTTCATTCTAACAACACCTTGTTCACATTCATTGAAATATCCTTTTTGGTGCAATCATCATTTTGACAATAAAACCAGTTCTTAGGTTTAGCAAATACCCAAAATGAACCGCATTCTGGGCAGACATATTCCCAACCTTCTTTTGGCGTTAGTCTTTTCTCTTCTAACTCTAATAGTTTCGCCCTGATCCATTGGCTAAAGTTAGGTAATGTTTCGGCTATCTTTTGAGTTCGGCCGTCCAAACTGATGGTTTTGATTATACTCCCCATGATTCAAGAAGAAGACCCCTTCTTATTTAATTAAATTGGTTTTTTTTTGAGGCCAAAGGCCAAAACCCCGCCAATCCGGTGGATTGGACAGGGTGCGCAATAGCATGCGGCCATCCCGCTGACCCCGTCGAAGGGTTGCGCGGGTATAATATGTCCGCTTTTTAGAAGATAGAAGTGATGTTTATAGGGTGCCGGCTCGCCCTGGACTGTATGGCGAAAGGAAAAAACGACCTAATTTTAAGAGATAGACTA